CACTTCGTTCGCATTTTTTACTGTATCTTTGTATGCTTCACCTAAAGCATCAGTTGTTTTATTAGAAGATACAATCCATCCCATATTCGCTAAATCACGAACAGTTGCTGCAGAATTTAATACATTATTAGGTAGAGCTTTCTCACCTGGCTTAGTTCCTAAATTCACTAAGTTAGGTTGATCTGTTACTGGGGTACCTGGAGTTGTTGTTACTGGCGTAGTATCTAATGCAGACTTAACCCCTGTAATTTTTTTATTACCTAAATCTACACCCTGAGGATTAAAAGTCATAGTGGTTCCATTTCCACCAATACTTGTCATGTCAGTTAACACTGGATTTAACGAATAAGTAAAGTTTTTACCATCTTGTTTTAACTTGATGTTTTTACCTGCTTTGAACGTTACTGTATTACCAGCTTTCACACTCTCTAACTAATATATTGTGAAAAATAATTATTTATAAAAACAAAAAAGCTCGTCAAATTTGACGAGCTTTTTTAACTTACGTAAAACTGTATTAATATAAATTACGCGCGTTTGAAGTCAAAACGTACAAATTTCAAAACACCAAAATTTTATAAATAAAATCATACTATTAAAAATCTATAACGCCTGTAATTTCCGAAACTATACACATTTTTCCGAAATTAAAAAAGTTACAGGGCTATAATAATGCTATTTTTAAATTAAAATTTGAGAAACAAAACGCCCTTTAAACTATCATTAAAGGGCATTTAAATTAGATATAAGAAACAGCGGAATTACTCTCCGTTTGTCTTAAACTCTATCTGGCCAAGGATCGGACGTTGTCCACATCATAGCGGGCGGTCTTAGATTTTTGGGGCCAATGTCAGGTATTGCATCATTGCCTTTGACTTTAGGGTCTGCGTGATAAGGCGTGAATCGCATAAAATTAGCATCGCCTACGCCTCCCACATAAATACCTGCAACTGCTCGATTGGTATCATCATCGTATAAACTGAAACCACAAGAGTCGTCAGCTCTAAAACCAAGAGGAATCCCACTTGTACCAATAACCTCAACTCGACCTGCTTGTCGTGGACTATAACCTTTTTCTGTTTTGCCTAAATAACCAAACAATCCCCAAGATAACCCGCCCATATGACATGATACAAGGTTGCCTTGCCTGCGGAATTTAATGTAAGCACCAGGCTTTAGGTTTTTAGTTACAGCATTCACTAAACCTGTATCACCATCTGTCACAATCCATTTTCCGTTGCGTTTTTGCCATTTCCAAGCTCCGACTCTACCGCCATCTGATGATTCATAAATGGTGCCATTCGGCTCATTCCCTGTTATTTTTCCGCCCGTTGTATCAGGCTTATCAGGGCGACCGCTACCAAGCACGACGGTCATAGCCTTAATATCTCGCCCGATTTGCTCAATGACCTCGGGCAATTGTTGTAAAAGGCTCATTAGCTATTTTTTCCTCGTTGATAAGCCGCCTTTAGGTCAATTTCTTTTAGGGCGGTTATTTGTTCGGTAATGCCATCTAAACTCTGTTTAAATTCCGTGAGTTTAGTGGTTAATGCCTCAGGCGCACTGCTTCCGCTTGCTTTGAGTTTGCGTAACTCTTCTGCCAGCTCTCTAAACGTGTCTAAATCTGCTGATACCTCACCGCCTAACAGGTCATTTTTAAGCTGGGTTATCTTTGCCTCAATTTGAGCTAAAATCGCTTTGTCTTGCTCACCTAAGTAAGTTGCAAATTCGGTGAGTAATTGTTGGATTGTTTGCGTTGTCATAGTCGTCCTATTTTGTAGTTGAGTATTAGATCATTGATATTAGGAATTACGGGCTTGTATTGTTGATTGGTTAATTTAACCTTGAATACCCTCTTGCCTATTAGTTTTACCTTTATTTTGGGTTTATCTCTAACTTTGATCGTTATTGTTTTATCCACTAACCCACCTCTCTAGTCACATCTGCTAATAGAGTAAAATCTCCCCCTGCTAATGTGCGTACTAGTTGATTACCGTCAATGCTTTGCAAATCCCATTTAGCACTTTCCCAAGTGGCATTTTCGGTTTTGTCATGGCTTATGCTGACCTTAATCAGGTTATTCTCGACAGTAATATCACCAGTTTTAGTGGAGAGTTTGATGATTGGCTCGCTTTTCTTAGTTGGCTTAATATGTAAATCAAACCGATACCCATTAAAATCAACCGCACTTTCATCTTCATGCGTAACTTCAAACGCCCACCCTTCATCGTCTCCGCGGGTCATTTCCAGATCAATTGTTTCCATATTTACTCCAATAAAAAACCGCCCGTAGGCGGTATCTCTAATAATTAGATGATTAGATAAAAATCTGTCCTTGCTCTTTTAAGTAAGCATAGATACGGGCTAGATTGATTTCTTCCATTGTTTTGCCAATGTCATCTTGAGTTAATGGTTTGCCTAAAATGCTTTTTGCTGTGGCTGGATCAATCCATTTATATTCAGAGATGATAGGCGTAAAGTCTGTTACAGTCCCATCATTGTCTGTACCAGTACCAAGTACATATTTAGCATTTATTGATCCGTCCTCTTGTTTAGAGTATGCAGCAATCACCGAATACATTTGGTTTAAGATTTTGTTAAATGTCGTCATAAAAAACTCCTATTTATTAATAAAAAAGCCATGGTGTTATCCATGGCTATTGGTTAAATGTTTATAAAGTGAATTTGGGCTAAACCTATAAGGCTTATCTATTCCAAGGCATGCTGCACACCATTCCGAACAAAAATATTTTGTCTTGCTGTCTCTAATACGCAAGACAACACCTAGTGCGCCGATAAGGTCATATTTCAACCCTTTTGTCTTTTCAAAAAATGCCATTACTTCCTCAAGTGAGATTTCTAGTTCAACTAAATCCCACCGCTCTGGAGGTAGCTCCATTATTTTTTTACGCACTCCCCCATCTCGATTACTTGCGCTAAAACAAGTGTACATCTTAGATGATTGAGGGGTAGATATTGCTATTTCGCAATGACTGTATGGCCCGTGCGTAAAAAATTTTATAGCATCATCAAAAAAGCGGAATAATGTATTTTTAACACTATTCCGCTCTCGTTTATGCTTATAAAAAGCAATCACCACTTTAGACATAAGATTGACTCCATCCATGGTTAAGGTCGATATTTTCAGGCGTATCTGATTTATCAACTTGCGCTTTTAATACTTCGGCGTTTCGGTAATCGTGATCTACTTTGCCCTTGATTGCTTGCGCCAATGCTTTAAATGTATCTAAATCAAATTGTACCCAATCATTTTCGATTGTTTTCCATTGTCTCGGCTCAAAAGTGCCTAACACAATCGTAAGCCCCATACCGTCATATTCTTGGCGTGCCACTGGGTCAGTATGAAAATGTCTAACTTGACCATTTGGTAAAGAGACTTCCACACCTGTTCTCGTCGCTTGTAATCGGCGTGCCTTAATAGTTTCCCATAATTCAGCCCGTTTCTTGACGAGGTTTTGTTGGATTAAATCCGAATCAATTTCCCAATCGTGTTTTTCGTCATTCCACTTGTGGTTTTCGCTTGGTTTGACGCCACTACACCCAACGGTATATTTATCTATACGCCAAAAGTGACCTTGAGTATCGAGTGTTTCTTGGATTTTTTCGCGCTCCTGCTCTGTGATAAGGCAGGTTTCGTCTGTGATTTCCTCTTTACGATTAATCGCTGAAATTAATTTTTGATCAAATAAAAATACTTGCATTTTAATTTTCCTTATTTCATTTATTCGGGATTTCATCAAAAGAGGGTAAATGTGAAACGTCTATTATATCTAAATATATTTCGCCACTTTGTATTTTCCTATGAGATGGCATATAGTATAGTCTTTTCTTGTCTCGATCATTTGATACTATGGTACTAAATTTAGTACCCGAACCACTATCAATAATTAAAGGTGTGATTATAGACCTATTTGATTTTTCATCATGATGATATATTGTCGGAGGCATAAGACAAGCAACCCGTCTATCTTTATAAATATTACTATGCCTTTCAAAATTATTATCAAACATATTTCCACATTTTATGGCTTCTAATGGTTTATATACTTTATTATTTAGTAATACTTCTTTAAAAACTTTTATGCCATAATTTGCATTATCTAAAGTATTATCTACAAATTCAAATAAATGAAAACCAAATTCTAGATGATAAGTAGGATTATAGTCACTATAACACTTGGTATTAAGTGCATAATCCCAATCAGGAGACAAGGGGATATATCTACCGGGATCAGTTTTGTATCTACTTCTAGCAAAACTTTCATCAGGATAAATAATTATTCCCGATGCCCCAATACCTGTTTCACCATCTCTTAATTCTCTATGAAAAAATTTTGATTGTGGCTCTATGAAAAGTAAACAGTTTCTATCTACAGGCAATCTTGAAGTAAATATAGCACTATGTAATGTACGTTTATAAGATCTTTTATATCTTAAATATTTAACAGGAATTTCTGAGGCTATCATTTTACGTTGTAAATTAGGCAATGAAAAATGTTTGTAATTCATTGCCATGCCATAATTTTTCACTGAAATAACCTCCTAAAATCCGCCATAATAACGCCGTATCCAATAGTAATATCAAAATAACTATCTGCTGAAAATTGAATATGGTCTAAAATATATTTATTTTGTGAACTAACCCATTCAATTTTAGGACAATGATATATAAAATCTTCTGACCTAAACTGTTCTATTCTTACAAATGGTATATAATTTAAATAAATTGAATTTTTCCCATACTTTCTAACAAACTCCAATCTTTTATTTTCATTTAAGTCTATATAATCCTTATT